GGTGATAGCGAAGCAACGAGCAGCTTCCATAGTTACTGCATGGTTCTGACGAATACGAGCAAGCTTACGAGCAATTACAGCAGCTTCAGTCTCGGCAGCATCAGGTTGACCATACGCACGCTTACCTTGAATATCATTTGGGCTGATTCCGTCATCCAGTGGGAAGTGCGGAACAGAGAAAGACAACAACTGACGTGTGTCGTCTTTGTTAACCAGATTACGCGCACCGCGAACTTGGTCAGTAATCAAACCTAGAGTACCATCCATTTTTTCGATAGTAATAGAGTGTTGGGCGATAGATTCATTTCGGAAAATACCGAGTTCATTGACTAGACCCCATTGGTTAGGAATCAACATCAATTCCTCAGTATAGTCTACGACCTCAAAAGGTTTTTCAAAACTACGAATAGTTGCCATTTTTAATATATCCTTATATTTATTTTAAGAGGCTGATTAAACAGCATCCAATACGTTAATGCCTTTGGCTTCTAGAGCAGCGTAAGCAGCATTCTTTTCAGCATCTAGATCGTATGAAGCATCAAGTACGATACCGAACTTAGAAACTTCTGCTGGGCCTTTAATCAAAACCAGTACTTTAGTATCAGTAGTAGCTGGAACAGAAACTTCTTGTAGTACAATAGCGTCTACGGTTTCAGAACCATCACCTGCACCAACTACAGAAATTTTATACTTACCACCAACAGTAACCTTACCCAATGCCGTACCAACTACATAACTTTTAGCAGTAGACTCATTTACTGTTACGACTGCTCGGCAATATGCGGTTTCGGGCCACAATTCTTGTTTAACCAGATTTGAGAAGCGGCGTGCCTCTGTCGCAAAAACTGTCATTTATATTCTCCAATAATTATTATTTATTTTTAGTAGCTTGGGCTTTCAGAAGTTTTGCTACAGCACTTTCTTTAGTACCTTCACCTTCTACGCTTACACCTTTTTCTACGAACAATTCGCCTGTTTCAGCAAGATCGGACATATCTTTCAGGGCTTTAACTACAGTCTCAAATTCGACAGCATCTTCAACCAGATTTAAAGCTTTAAACAGAACTTCTGCTTTTGCTTCATCTTTAACGGCATCTTTTACAGCAGCAAATCTAGATTTAGTAATTGCCTCTTTCTTTTCTTTTTCAAATTCTGCTACAATAGCCAAAGCTTTTTGCAAATCTTCAGTCTGTTTAGCGAGAGCTTTTTCCAAGGTTTCTTTTTCTTCTTTGGCAGCTTTTTCAATTGCTTCAAGTGCAGACTTCTCTACAACTTCTACAGTTTGCTTAGCAGCTTGAGAATCGGTAACTTTATCAGTCATGTTTTCCTCTAAGTTAACTTTGTTTTCAACGGCTTTACTCAACACGAGTTCAGCTTTAGTTTTGGTTGGTTCCCAACCCCCATCGCTTTTTTGTTTGTAAAGTACAAACTTATTAGCAGGATTTTCAGCTTTAGCAATTGCTTCGGCTTCAGTGTCAGCACCAACGTCAGAGTTAACCTCAGTTGAGCTTTTTCTAGCAGGGCGTTTACCCTTTGTAGATTCTTTAGACTCTTTTGAGTCTTTCATGTATTTTTCAATTTTCTCTTGGTCTTGTAAAAGAGTGAGATATTCTGATTCATCTAATTCAGCAAGAGAGTTGATCAAGTTTTTACTATCTTTTAGAGATTTAATAATAGTGTAAGACTGTAATTTCTCTTCTAGATAATCTTCGTAATCAAATTCTTCGTATTCTTCAGTTTGCTCTGATGGTGTATAACCCATCAGCCGAGCAAGAATTTCTGCATCCTCGTACCAAAGATCAAAAAATTTTCTGAGAAAATCAGGAAGTTCCATTGTTACTTGGATCTGCTGCATCTTTTGGATAGTCTCTTCGGAGAATTTTTTATTAGCTTTGAACACTAGAGTAGTGCGTTCATTTGCGGGGCCACCGACTACAGGGCCAACTAAAGCGATATGCGAGTCTTGAGAACTGAAATCAAAATCACTTAACTTTCTTTTAGCTTTTCTTGTTTTGTTTTGAGTATCTTGACTCATTAGTTTTCCTCCAAACGCTCAACAAACGCTTTGCAACCAACTGAAACACCATTATATGTTCCATCCTTAACACCTTCCCAAATCTCTTCATCTTTGAACTGTAAAGAGCAAAGCCAAGAGCCTTTAAGTACAGCTTGGTTATTGATTATCATGTCTGCTGGGGAAATATAACTTTCGATGATTTCAAAAGCATCTGTATTATTGACTAGATGCAAGAGATTTGCTCTCATACAACTCTTATTGAAAGATTCTTTTGCTTTTCTTATTTCTTCTGCATCATATATATCACCATGTGCGTCAACTACATCAGGTTCTAGTACTATAAAAGTAGCCTGCTTTAGTTCTTCATTAAGTGATTTTTTAACAGAAGTGACATAAGTGGTTTTATTCATAATCCACCTTTAATTTCTTATTATATATAATTATATCATAAATATTTAACAAAGTCAATACTTACATTAAGTATTTTTATTTTGTTTTATTCGAAAGAAACTTCTTCCCAAACAACTTTATAAACTACAGTTAGGCTGTTGGTATTATCTAAATTAGTAAATTCAGATAAAAAATACAAATCCGGAGGAAATATTCTTTCAAACTCCATTACATCCCTAGATCCTGATGTGACGTGAGCTTGACTTCCACCAGCTAACAAAAGAGAGTCAACTTCAGAACCTTTGACACTAACAACAGGGTTCTCCCAGAACCTAGCTGTGGTGACATTTAGACTTAAAGAATTCATATTAAATTTCTTTAGATTTTCAGTGCCTTGTGAGCTAAAAGTCGGTCCTGAGAAAATAACAAGTTGTGCGTTTGCACCAACTGTATCTATAAAGCGACCATGAAATACAGTCATTACTTCTGAAGCTGTTTTTATTAAGATTTGCTTGGTTGTCAAAGGAGCTACAGTGAATTTAAAATACGCCCGGTACATTCTGCCGTCTCGGATCGCCAATTGATCTGAATCAGATACTATTTCTGTTTGAGAATACAGATTACTCATTTTATAATTTCACCTTTACGCAGAATTTTCCAAATTAGAATCATTGTCATTCTGACCGTTGTCAGACCGTCTGGAGCCTTCATTAGGGTTTCCAAGCTCGTTACCTGACTTAGAATTATTACCACTCATAATGTCTTCTTGTGGTTCCATGTCAGCAGGATAAAGTTCTACACCCATTGCTGACCGAATTTTGTTGAGGACTGGTCTGTCAATCTCAACCAGACCAACAGATGCAACTCTTTGAATAAACTTTGAGAACTCTTCTAAGTTTTCTTCTTGGAAATCATCGTAAATTACTTTAGGTAAACGCGAAGTATCCCACCCATTTAATTCGTAAGTCTGTTTGATTAAATCTTCATTTAGAACGGCCTGAATCTCTTTTAGTACAGATTCAACAGCAATACCCATCAGATTGTTCTTAAGAGTACCAAGCGCATATGATCCAGTAGTACTTTGACCCATGATCATTATGTCTGCAAACAAAGCAGTCAAAATGTTATTTTTGTGGTAATTCTTAATGTTTTCTGTATTAAAATTCTTTTTTCCTTCAGTACCTAACAACTCCAGTTTAAAGAGCGGTGTCTTTGTATCTGGGTCTACCTCTGAAGGTAACACCAAACCAGACTGTTGATTCTGTTGAATGTTTCTAATAATCTTTTTGTATTCTTCATAGATTGCTTTTTGAGAAGCAGTGGCATCTGGTGTCATATACGCAGCGGGTATGTGTAAAATCGGCATACCCTGAAGGTCACGAGCTACACCAGCAGCTTCAATCTCTTCAATTTGTGTAAGAAACTTCCAAGAAAAATAACAATCGCGCAAAGCAGATCTACCAAACGGATTTCCACGGTTTTTTCCTGTTCTAAATAAAAGAAACTTTGATCTTGGGATATTAATTTCCTGATCGGTTAGTTTAGAAAATCTATTGTAGTAGTCTTGTACTCTACCTAGATTTTGTTGAACACCAATTAATTCTCGCCCATTGTCGTCAAATAAAAATTTATCAATAGTATCTTGAGAACGAGGTGCCAGTTTTTTCCAACCAATCAGACCATCGTTGTATTTAGAACCTTTACTTTTTAGTCTTCTTTTGTACACTTTTTCATGTACAGCAAATCCGTAAGTCTTTACGCTGATGACTTCTTGCATAAACTCTAACCAAGAATGATCCATATCATGCATACACTCTTGAATAAAATTAGCCCTTTTAATCTCTTCTTCTGTTGCATTTTCTGGGGGTTGAACTTTCCATTCAACTTTAGTTACCATTACTTCATACAAAGCAAGAGCAGCAGCAATGACTGAGTGATAAGACATCTGCTTATAAGTCGTCATACTGTTTGGGAAATTCAACTCCCTTTTTAATTCTTCTTGAGCAATACCAGAAGATACATTAAGACCAACGTATCCGATTTCACTCAATTTGAAGCGCGGTAAATCCTCTGATATAGCTTTACTAACTTCAACTTGTTGGGCTTTACGAGCCATAATATCTCCTTGATATCTTTTTAATTTTCATATTTTTTAATTGTAAGAAAAATCAAACTTTAATGAAGAACCTAACTCTGGTAGACTAAAATCAGGCAAAGCTACACCTCTGTTTAGTGCATAAAAAGAGTCAGAAGTCGCATCTACGATGTCGTCTTTTTTTGCACGACCCCCATCAAATGATTCAAGTTCATCAAAAAACTCTTTATTCCAGTCCCCTTCTACAATGTGAACAAAACCAGCTTGAGCTACACTACTGAACGGTGAAAATCTAATAATTTTAGATTTAACAGGTCTAAGTAATCTACAAGTAAATCCCATTTCACCTAGTTTTCTCTGTAGGTCACGAGCATATGCAGCAGCAGCAGCATTAGGATCTTGAGGGATGCAGATTATTGTATTTGGGCCATCTTTTAATGCTGTCTCAAATATTAGTTTTTCAACATGATGTGCCCTGTCTCTTATACTAACCAAATCTTCTACAGTATAA